TAGATCGTCGCACCCTGCGTCCACGCCTGCGAGGGCGCCTTGGGCAGCGCATAGACGCCGGTCAGATTGACAGCGACCCTCTCGCCCGCGCCCGCAGCGCCGGCCGCAACGCCGAAGATGCTGCCCACCAGCAGCCCCTGACCGCTGACCACGGCCGATGCCGTGGTCACGGTCATGACATCCCCATTCGCCTCGAAATTCCTCATGGATCCCGCTCCTCATCAAACTGCCGCCCGGATGGGCGGGGCGGCACCACCAGCCGCCCCGCCCGCGGAGCCGACGACGCCGGGAGGACCGCGCCGCCGCCTCAGGCTCAGGCGCACGCAGGCGCCGAGCGGACACTGTCAGCCGGCTCAGGCGCCCGCGTTGCGGAACAACCCGCGCCAGTCAATGGCCTTGGCCGCGAAGTCGAGCCGCGCCTTGACCTCGATGCCGTCCACCTCGAAGCCCTGCCGCACCTCGGTGTAGACGCCCTGCTGCCCGTCCAGATAGGCGAACTCCACCGTGTCGATCCGGGCCGGATCGGCCGCCAGGAACCACGGATCCGCACCGGACGCCGCGATGAGCCGCGGCTCCTCGACAACCTCCAGACGGTTCGCGAAGGCGTTCACGCCGGCCACGGCCGAGGGCGTGGTGGCGGTGACGTTCTTGCGCGCCTCGACCGACCGTGCGCCGGGCGGGGTGATGATGTAGCGCGGCAGGACGCTGATCTGCCGCCCCTCGAGCCCGCGCTGATTGCCGAAAAGCCGGTATGCTTCGGCCAGCGTGGTCTCGCTGATCGCCCCGGCCGTGCCGAGGTTCGCGTGGCTGGCGTGGAAGAGCGGCTGGCCGTCCGCCATGACCGGGTTGCCGGTCAGGATCGAGTAGACGATGTCGGACTCGAGATCCGCGGCCGCCGCGCCATAGGCCGCCGGAAGGCGCGTGAAGGCGTCCAGGTCGTCGTTGACCAGAACCTGCCGCGTGATCCCCACGATGCGACCGTAGGTCAGCAGCGCGTAGACCTCGCGGCCCTCGCCGATGGTGCCATAGGTGAACTCGGCCGATTCCGGCACCTGCAGAAGCGAGGGTGCCCCGGCCATCTGCACCACGGAAACCGGCTTGAAATCCGCCAGCGTGCGCTGCCGCGCCCAGGCCGTGAAAGTCCGCGGCGTGCTCTCGTAGGCGCGCCGCAGGGTCTTGTTGGCCACGTTGGCCAGGATCAGCGGGAAATCCGAACTCGCATGCAGCCCGCCGCGTCCCAGCAGCGCCTCCGACGCCAGCTCCAGACGGCTCAGCCCGCGGGTCGAGATCCCGCGCCGCTCGAGCGCATGGCGCGCAAGGTCCAGCAGCGACAGCCCGCGGAACTCGCGCGCGCGCTCCGGAAGCGCGAACTGCCCCGGCGCCGAGCGATGCAGGAGCGCGTCCGCCACCGCGTCCCGGTAGCCGTCCGCCGCTCCGTCCGACCGCGCCGCGGCAGGAACCGGCTCCGACCGCCGGGCCCCCGCCAGATCCTGCTCCGCGAGGCGATCCAGCACCGCCGCCCGCGCCTGATCGAGGCTCACACCACGCCCGATCAGATCCGCCGCGAATCCGTTGCCCAGCCCGTGCCGTTCGCAGATGCGGAGGATCTCCGCAGCCGTGCGCTGCGCCTCCGCCACCGCCTCGCGGCCCGGCGCGCCGCTTCCGCCGGCGCCCGGACCACCCTCGACCTGCGCATCCGCGCGGGCCGCCTCGATTGCCTCGTTCCGTTCCGTCATCTCCGACTCCTCAACCTCGACCGCCGAAGCGGCCTGCCGCCCCGTCCTGACCAGAAGGCACCGCTGCAGCGCCTCCCCCTCTCCGCCCAACCTGATCTGCGCGCCCGGATCCGCCGGAATCGCCACCGCCGAGATCTCGAGCGGTTCCCAGTCCACCGCCCGCCAGAGCTCGCGCACACCCTCGCGCTTCTCGATCTCATAGCGATGGACGCGATATCCGACCGACACCCCCACGTGCCGTTCCAGAATCCGGCGCAGCGCCGGCTCCGCGTCCGGTGCCTCCGTCAGCCGCACCCGCGCATAGCCGCGCCCGCCCTCGATGCGGACCGAGCCCGGCACGACCGACCCCAGCACCGCGCCCAGCGCGAAGCCCTGATGTGTGTCAAGAAACGGCACCCCGGCCTGCATCCGTTCCAGCCGGACCGCGCCGGGCTCGACCACCAGCTCCTCGTCGTAGTCGACCGGCCCGTCCCATACGGCCCAGCGCCGCCGCTGGACAACAGCGCCCGTCGTCCAGATCACCTCGATCTCGCGGTCCTGCGACGAGCCGTCCGACTGCTCGACCACACGCACATCCGCCGCCCGCAGCAGCGCCGGCAGCATCACCGTCTCCGTCATTGCCCATCCTCCTGCGGCCTGCCGCCTGTCTCCGCCTGCACCACACCGCCCTTCGTGATCCGCCGCGGATCCGCGTCCGAAACCATGCCAGCCGCGTCGAGCAGCTCAGCGAACGCCTTCCATTCCGCCACCAGCGCGTCCGGATCGTAGCCGCGCTTCGCGATCATCTGCTGCGGCGTGGCGAACCCGGCCCGCACCTCGAGGATGTCCGCCTGCACGTCCTGGAGCGGGTTCACGCTCTCGAACCGCGGCGGCCCCCATTCCGCCGGGATACCCGGATCCGGGATCCGTCCGAGCGTGGCAGCCATCTCCATCACCCAGCGCCAGACGGGCTCGCAGAACTGCGGGATCACCGTGTGCCACTGCACCGCCTCGACCATGCGGCGGAACTCGTTCAGACCCACACGCGAGGACGAGAAGTTGACCTGGGAAAGATCGCCGGTCAGCAGCTCGTACGGCACCCGGAACCCGGCTGCGATGATGTGCTGCTGGACCCGGTTCCACTCGTAGATTCCCGAGGTCGAGCCCGGGCTGTTGAATTTCACGTCCTTGCCATGCCGCACATAGCCGATGAGCCCCGGCTCGAACTGCTCGATCCGGTTCCCGTCCGCATCCAGCACCACCGGCGCCAGCGACTGCTGCTCCTCGTCAGCCCCGAAGACGAAGGCCACCATGGAGGCCTCGATCTTCTTCCGCGTGAGCTCCGCCGTGTGCCAGTCCCCGAGATCGCGAAGCGCCCGCAGGGCAGGGGCGCCCCAGGGCACCCCCCGGTTCTGCACCCGCTGCCGCTCGAACAGATGCGCGACCGAAGCCGCCTCGACCCGCACGGCCTCGAGGCGCCGCGCCAGACCCGGCCAGAGCTCGCCCGGATGCTCCGGAAACATCCAGTAGGCCCGCCGCCGCCCGGCCGCGTCGTATTCGATGCCCTGGACGATGCGCGACCCGTCCGTCCGCTGCTCGAACCTCGCGCCGTCCAGATGATCCGCCTCGAGAAGCTGGATCTGCAGCGGCACCGCCAGCTCTCCCGAGGCGGGCCGCCGCAGACGCCGCGCCAGCACCTCGCCGCCCTCGATCATCTCCCGGACCGCGAGCTGAGTGAGCCCGTGGAAATCCGTGTGCCCGTCCGCGTCCGCATGCCGCGACCACTGCCGCCAGACCTCGTCCGCCGCACGATTGGCCGCCGGATCAGGCCCGGCCGCCCGCGGTCGGATGCCCGTGCCGACGATGTTCGAGACCAGCACCTGAACCGCTTTCGCGGCCAGCGGATCGTTGCGCACCAGATCGCGCATCCGCTCGCGGAGAACGCCGCCGGCCGCCGCGATCTCCGCATCCGCCGCGCCGCCGGCCGCACGCCAGCCGTCCGTCCCGCGCCCGCGCGCCGCACCGTCATAGCCGCGCTGCACCGGAGCCGCACTGCGCCCCCCGAGCAGCCTCCCAAGCCGGTCCAGGAACCCGAACCGGCCAGGACCAACACGCGCGGCCACGGTTCAGCTCCTGCGGAATGCCGCGCGGCCCGCCACGGGCTGCGCGCGGACCGAGGACGCAATGCGACCCTCGACGTAGGCGATGCGCGCCCGCAGATCCTCGAAGCTGCCGTAGCGCACCTCGTGCTCGCCCGTCCGCACCACCAGCGTGCCAGATGCCAATGCCCGGCGCAGGGCCGAGAGCTCCTCGTCCGTGAATTCCGCCATGGCTGCCCCGGAAAAGCGAAAGGCGCGCCGGTCCTCCCGAACGCGCCTCTCCGATCATGCCGTCGAGGCTGCCATATTTTGCGCATTTGCGCAAGCCCCCCACAATCCGCAGTCGATGCCGCCGGGAATCACGCCGCTCCCACCCCCGGAGGCGCCCCGGGGACGCTGCGCCTGCGCCGCGCCGCAACCGTCCGGGAAAGGCACGGTTCCGTCGCGGCATTTTTCCGATAAGCCATTGATTTATATTGCATAAACTCCATGTGTGAGGTGCGGCGCAGGACGCCGCAACCACCAGACCCGGAGACCGCCATGACCCGCCGCGCTCACAAGCCCCGCCCCACCCTACGCGCCGCCTTTGCCGCGCTGAGCCACGACGCGCTGCTCGACCGCGCCGAGAGCCTCCCCGAACCGGCGCAGCCGCGTGAAGCCGTGATCATTGAGCTGCGCCGCCGAGTCCGCAACGGCGAGATCCGCCAGCTCGACCTGTTCCGCCGCGCCGCCCGCATCCTCAACCTCGCCTGAAGGAGCACCCCGATGCACACCGCCTCCGCCCGGCCCACCGTCGAAGCCTGCGACTTCGTGGAAGGGATGACCTTCGAGCACCGCGAGCTGGTCCGCCACAACTGGCGGAAGCTCGGCTACGAATACTGGTTCACGCGCGACATGATCGAGCACTGGCAACACCCCGCGACCGGCCACGTTGCGGAACTCACCACCTACTGACCTTCGAGCGACCCGCTGACGCCCGGCCCCGGGGCCGGGCGCTTCCGTTTAAGAGCGCCGGTCAGAGCCATTTCCCGCGTCGCGGGCCCAGCCAGCTCTGCGCCCGCTTCGCCGAACCGGCTGCCGAGCTCACCGCCCCCGGATCCGGCGGCACCTGCCGCGCGGCGGCCCCACCGTCGGCACCGGAGGCTGACGGCGCCTCCAGCGCCAGGGCCCGCTGCTCCCAGCGCGGCTCATCCCAGCGGTCGAGGCCCATCAGCCAGGCCGCCGCCCGGGCATAGACCCGGCAGTCCAGAGCCTCGTTCCGGTCCCGCAACTGCTGCCATTCCGACTTCGCGTAGCCGGCCCGCGTCTTCACCGTCACCAGCTGCTCTGCCACCAGCTGCCGAACCCACTCGGAGGTGATGCCGCGCGGAATGTGAATGTAGCCTGACGGCCAGCCACGCCCCGCCTCGAGATCCTCGTCCGTGGGCGCCGGCAGGCGCAGGAAGCGATAGGTCTCCGACTTGAAG